TGCGCGTTCTGCCCTTCTGCCCTTCTGCCCTTCTGCGCCCAAAATTCTGCATACATTTATTTAATAATGTATTATATAATATATTAGAATATATCTTATATATAAGAAACACCCCAGGCTGTATGTACAGTCTGGGGCTTTCTGCGTTATTTCCGTTCTGCGATTGATAGCACGGCGCAACATTGTTTCCGGTCATTCCACCAGGCGCAACGGTGTTCTATGCAATCCAAGTAGACTTTTCCGGGCGCTTTCTGCGCCGTTTGAGACAGTTGGAACAGCATAGGACAGCTTTTCTGTTCTGCCATGCTTAATCCTCTGAGACGATGGAGCCGATGATCTTGTCTTCCAGTGCTTTCTGGTCGGGTTCGGAACCGAGTGGTTGGTCTGGTCTAAGGGTGATTTCTTGCTGATCTTTAAGGCCGAAGTAGTTTTTTGCACGGAAGATGTAAACGACCGGCTGGATCTTCCCCTCTGTGACCATTTCGCTCTCAAAAGTTGCAATAAACTCCTTGGCTTTTTTAATGAGGTCAGTCCTTTCTGCACTACACCCTTGCCCATTTTCCCACTGCCAAACAACCTGTCTAACAGTGCCTAAAGCCATACACATCTTTTCAACTGTTGGCAGTTCCTCGTTCTGCTGGCATTCTATAAAAAAGTCGTAAAGCCTCTGCCTACATTCATCATCCGACTTAACCAACGGCTTCCCATACCATCTGAGGCAATTTGTCATGCACCGTCTGATGTCCTCTCCCTTTGCCCCAGAGATCACATTCGGAAAGTTCGAATTCCCGCCTCTGCCCCTTGTCTGAACGGTTTGCGTCACTCCATCTTCTGCAAGCTGCTTCTGTTTTGCCAACACAAACCCTCCCTATTTCTCGTTTATGTATATTCTCTCTATTTTATCATACACCACCCGGACACCCAATGTCAACCCTTCTTTCCGCGCGAAATCGTATACTCCACCAAACGCTTGACCCACCACACGCCCAAGGCGAACCGAAAACTGCACGAATATCCGAAACAGCTGCACGCCAGGTAGGCCAATGCCCACACGACCAAGATGTCCACGGCTGTGTCCACGATACCTGCTATGATTGATTTTACAATTCCGATAGAGAATCACCCCTTTCTGCCCACTAATAGCCGCTCTGCGTTTAAAGCGTCATTTAAAGCGTCATATGGTGACGCTTTAAATGATCCCAGCCACGTTGTAAACCACCACCCCAAAGCACAGCGCCCAGAGCGCAAAGGCCAGGTGTGCCATGGGTTAAGGTTCTTCAACGAGCCGCCTCCAGATCCAGCTCCATCTGACCGGGCAAAACGCCGTCCTCCATCCACCAGTGGAAAACATCCTCGGCGGTGGTCTCCATGTTCCAGGTCCCTTGCATTTTCCCTCGCCGCTTCCGCTCCTCCAGCATCCTTCCAAATGCCGCAATATACATCGCCTTATACTTTGGGTATCGTGCAAACTCAAATTGCCGTCCTTTTGTCGCGGCCATCGGGCACCCAATGCACCCAACGCGGTCAAACCCGCATTGGTACAACGGATTCAGGCAGATGTTCTCTGACCGTACATAGCCCCAGATGTCGGCGTCTTTCCAGTCCACGATAGGGTTGACGACCCGCTGGCCCTTCAACTGGCACGATTCAAAGAGCCGCCGGTCTTCGTCGTTGTCATTGGACAAGATCAAACTGTTCTGCTTCTTACCTGCGATGACCTCCAGCGCGCCGCGGTTCTGTTTGCGGGCCACCGATTCATCCCAGCGGACACCCGTGGCAATGAAGCGACCCTTCCCGCCCCCCTCTTTCAGCTTTTCGCAGCAGTAGCGCACTAAGCGGGTTGGCGGCATCAGTTTCTTTGGAATCAGGTTCCACATGGTCGTTCTCGTCCCATCGGGCTTAACGTGCTTGTCCACCGTGCATTTGATACCATTATCCTCCAAGCGCTTGAACGTATCACGCACATGGTATACGGTCTCTGGAGCATCTGCTGTGGTCAAACTGTGCTGCGCCTCAAACGGTATCCCGCTGACCTGGGCCAGATGGAGTAACACGTCAGAGTCCTTGCCGCCGCTGTAGGTGATCAAAAGCGGCTGTTTAAATAACTTCTGTGACATATCGGACGCCACTTTCAGGCGCTCGATCGCCGTTTGTTCTAAATCCATTTCACCCTCCCACCACCTGCACCACCGCCGCGATACCAAGGATCATGCCTAAGATGGTGAGGTATACTCTAAATGCGTCACTGTGCATTGTTGCTATATCACCGCCTTGAAAACATAGATCACCAGCGCTCCCATAAGTGAAAATAGCCACAAGAAGAAGAAAACACAGATAACAGCGAAACAGGCCCAGAGGATTTTATTCTTCATTCGGTTCCTCCCGGCGCTTGCCCCGGCTGCAAAAATCATCATCTTCAACCTTGGCCGAACCACGAGAGCCTAACGGCTCGTTGCAAAAACGCTTCCCCATTTCCGTGACAGCGCTTTTCTCACAGAATTTGCACCGCACCACCGGGGCGGCGTCTACGGTGGGCCTGCTGCTAATCGCCGCCAGCATCGCGTCCATTGTTGTTATTACTCTCCTGTCGGGCGGTGCACAGGATTTCAGCCAGTTTACAAGCTCGTCCGCGTCAATCAGTCTGCCCATCGTCCTTGCTCCCTTCATACGGCCGTCTCAGCCAGCCCAAACACTCCACTTCCTCATCCATTTTCCAGCCTGTTATGCAAATGAACGTAGATAACTCCTCGTCCCGTCATTGATCGGATGTGATCCCCGTTGGTAGGCGCTTTACTTTTTCCGCCCCCTGAACACATTCCTTTCAGCAGGGCGTCTTTTCCCCATGGTTTCATTTCTTGCACCTCGCACAGCTCTATTGGTATGTAATGACGTACACCGTGCTTACCCAAATCTGCAATTGCCTCTGCGTAAGTCGGAAACACGCACGGGCAGATGTGGCCCTTCGTCATGTTGACGTAGCTCCACCCGCTCCCGTCCTTGCGGGGAAGCAAGAGTACATCTACCTCGTCGGATTCTCGATAGAGGTGAAGGCAAAGAGGCCTGTCTGTGTTGGTCAGCGAACTGCTCTTGTGGCGGTTATCGCACGGCCCTGGGTTACACTGGCAACACTCCAGCCCAGTCATCCCGCACATCTCTATCATTCCTCCAACCCCAATCTCCCGGCCCATCTCTGCAGCTTCTTGACCTCGATCTCCCCAGTGGTGCAAAGGTTTTCGAAAGAGCGGAATCCAAGTAAATCCAAACAGAGGTACACATCCGCCATCTCCTCCACCAGATTGTCACGGGCCTGATCTACCGTGACCGGCGTAGGGTTAAACCCCGTAATCGCCCTACGCAGTTTCAGCGCCGCCTTGGACAGTTCAGCGGCTTCTTCTGCGAGCTGACACAGCAGTTCAGCCGTACCCAGCTGGTCGGCGATGTAGATTTTCAGTTCGTCGTTAGTCATTGTTACCTCCTATGATGTCGGATAGTTTGACGGTTTCGCCAACTTCAACTGAAGGGAACATAGCGCCATCAATGTGCCCTCGAATGTCTCCGTTGCAAATAAGAGCAACGGAAAGCCCGTCTCGCCTCCTGATCGAATCGTAATGAGGGTGCATCCGCATTAACGTCTTAGCGTCCTCCACTTCCTGCTCCGTGAACCAGGGCGGGTCGGTTAAGTCCCAACCGCGCGGGAAGTCCTCTTTGAGCCCGCACTTATAACCAATTCCGGTGGTAAGTACAAACGGGCACATTATCTCAATGCAACTGCACTCGGCGCGTTTACCGTTGGCGCAAAATTCTTTGATGTTCCCCAGCGTCCAGTCCTTTTTCGGTTTATCCATCGTTTACCTCCTCGTTCTGCTCTCTGCGGTATGCCAACCACGTTTTTCTGTACAAGTCAAACGAGGCATAATCATCTCGGCAATCGGATTCCGTTAAGTATATTCCGTTTTCGACGCAGGAACAAACTAATGCCCAGTAGCTCCTCCCCGTTTCGGTTTCTACAACCCAGACGGGCTTTCCGCACATAGTCCGTAGTTCGCTCGGCGCAAGTGGTTTATCCATTGGTTACCTCCTCCTTACTGATCCGCTCAAACTCGATCACCCACACCCACGGGTTGGCTTCCCAGCCATAGCGCGGCAGGTCAGCCTTTTTGATGGTGCTGTCCCATAACTGCACGAACTGGGTACTGCAACTGCATCCTTCTTGTTTGGCATCCAGGTTTCCACAGTGTTTTAACCGCTCTGCACGCACAGCCTTTACCATCAGAAACAGCCGTGCGGCCTCCTTTGGCATATGGATTGAGGGACGCCATCTGATACGAACTTCTTTCCCACTACGGTAAAACGCTTCATTTTCTGCATAATTCGCCCGATACATATACCGCCCGACGTCTTTGCACCACGTCTCCCGCACCCACAGGACATCCTCCGGCTGATATGGAGGTGCTTGTACTTCGCATTTGCCATTTTCGCTTTCCACAATCAGAACGAACCCTCCGTCATAGTCCTCTTGAAGCGTTCCGTCGAAATATACATTATTTGGCTGTGGCTTTATCACCCGCCGTGTCACGGTCTTTCTCCCCTCCAGAATAGCCCGCACCATCTTTGTGTTAAATATGATCGGTTTCATTGTGTACCACCTCCATCACGCTTTCGACCACCTCGCGCACCGTGTACCTCTCCCCGTCGTAATCCTCAAACCACGACCGGTTAAGCGCCGCAATGGCTTGGGCTTCACTTCGATAGGTTTTGACCGCCGCATCACCGATTTTGCCCAACGGCTTAAAGTTGTAGTGCTTGGCGGTTCCGCAGAATACCTCTGCGCCGTCTCTCACGATGATGTAACGTATGCGGATAATGCTTATCATAACTTCACCCTCCG